TGGCGGTACATTTGTTACTGACAGCATTAGGTTAGACATGGATGGTGGTAGAATTATTATATGCCAACAAAACAGTCCTAGTTATGAGAGCAACAAGCTCAATTGGGAACAAGAATTAACCTTTGCGGAGAAAGTATAATGAGTAGTAATAAAGACTTCTTAATACAGAATGTAAAACTTAATGGCGGCGTACAGCAAGTATATAAATTTCCAAATGGATACGGTGCTAGTGTTATCAAACACAAAGGTAGTTACGGTCATAAGAGCGGATTGTGGGAACTAGCAGTTATAGAAAATATAAACGAAGACGGATTTGATTTATGTTATACAAGTTCAGTATGTTCCGATGTAATTGGCCATTTAAATGATCCTCAAGTAGATCAATTATTAGGCCAGATAAGACGACTAGGCACTTAAAAGGTTAGGTAAATACCAGTATGGATCAACAAATATCAGATATTCTCAGTAGAGAAACTAAACGACAAAACAACACAATCGAGCTCATTGCAAGTGAAAACTATGCCAGTGATGCAGTAATGGAATTAAGTGGAAGTATATTTACAAATAAGTATGCTGAAGGTTATCCCGGGAAACGATACTACAATGGTTGCGATCATATGGATGAAATCGAAACCATGGCAATTGATGAAGTTACTAAACTGTTTGGTTGTAACTTTGCAAATGTGCAACCGCATTGCGGCGCTAATGCCAATACCGCAGTCTTTCAGGCATTTCTAGAACCAGGTGATAAAATACTTGGAATGGATTTAGCAAGTGGTGGACATTTAAGTCACGGTAGTGCCCCAAATATATCAGGCAAAATTTATCAAGCACACCATTACGGTGTCAATGAAGAGGGCTTGTTGGATTATGATGCTATAATGGAACAAGCAAAAGAGGTAAGACCTCAAATGATTATAGCAGGCGCCAGTGCATATCCTAGACAAATCGATTGGGCAAAGTTTAGAGAAATTGCAGATGAAGTAAATGCAATACTATTTGTTGACATGGCACATTACGCCGGTTTAATAGCCGGTAAAGCATACGTTAGCCCTATACAGTTCGCTGATGTGGTATCAAGTACAACACACAAGACACTACGCGGTCCTAGAGGGGGTATTATACTATGGAACAACCAGGAATACTCGAGGCGTATTAATAGTGCAATCTTCCCAGGCACACAAGGTGGGCCATTAATGAATATGATTGCCGCTAAAGCACAATGTTTTGTTGAAGCAAACACATCTAGTTTTGGTATGTATGCACAAGACGTTGTTATTAATGCAAAAGCATTTGCAGAACAACTTACTGCTAATGGATTTGAGTGCTTGACAGATGGCACAGATTCGCATATAATATTACTTGACCTAACAAACAGAGGAATGAGCGGCAAGTCTGCGGCAAATATATTAGAGATGAATGGTATTACAGTAAATAAAAACGGCATACCAAATGACCCTAGAAGTTTTACAGAAACAAGCGGTATTAGATTAGGTACTGCGGCTGAAACAACTAAAGGGCACGACACTCAATGGTTTAGAAAATTAGCAGACCAAATTGCTGATATTATATAATGAAGTTTGACTTTGATGTAGATATAGATATGTTTGACAGGAATAAACTGTTAGATGTAATACAGCACACACCTGCAAGTATTTGTAAAGAAGAACAATTTACAAAACACAATACAGGTGTATATTTACAAGACATTCCTTTCTACCCATTAGAATCATACAGCTCAATAGATCATAAACAAGCAGAAGCTGAAGGCTGGTTCAAACTTGATGTGCTAAACAACAGCATTTATAAAGATGTTAGAGATGAAGCACATTTAGAAAAGTTATTAAATGATGATGTTATGTGGGAGTTATTTGGACACCAAGAAGTTGTAGAAAAGTTATTTCACATTAACAGTCACTTTGGTATTGTAAAACAACATCTACCTACAAACATAGATCAGTTAGCAATGATACTTGCTATGATTAGACCTGGCAAACGCCATTTAGTTGGTAAAAGCTGGGAAGAGATTGAGGCTAATGTTTGGGTTAAGCCACTAGATAATATTTATTTCTTTAAAAAATCACATTCTTATTCATATGCTGTAGCAATTAAGGTGCAACTAAACTTGTTGTGCGAAGGCTAATTAGTCTACTTTTCTAACTAATTGTATTGAACGTCTTTTAACTCTTTTCTTAATCAGATTCTGTAAACTTGTAACCGGTCCAAACAAAATCTCAACATCTTTCATTGCAAATGTCTTGAGGAAAGGGTGAAAGATTCTCATCTCGTGATGCAAGAATACGTCAATAGGTAGCATACGATTAGATTCCCACCACCATATTTCACCTAGTTCGAGGAATTCTTTTTTAAGCTCTTTGGTGCTAATTAAATCTACGTCGTAGAATGTGAGTATCTGGTTGTCAGCATTTACTATGATGCCAACATACTCTGCGCCAGCATATCTGATGCCTGTTAAATATTCGATTTCGGTTGTAGCTTCTGTCATGTAACTGTATTTACCATATTAATCTTTTGATAAATACAGTTATGAGCAACTTTACCTCAAAAATGTATTTGTACGACACTATCATTGATTTAGTGGTGGATGATACATCGATAACTTTGGATAACAGACCTATGAACAGTAGAAAATTAAAAGTCCATAAAGGTGTTAACAATGAATTATTATTTAGCATCACTAACAAGGACAGAAAGAAGTATAACGTCTTTGCAGATACATTATATGCATATATAGTATCTCCAACAGATAAAAAGAGGGTAGTAACTAAGTTATTAGAACATACCTCTGATGTCGGCGTTGTAAAACTAGTATTAACAGATGGAGACTTACAAAATGTAGGCAGAGGATTATATCAGATGCATATTGTTAAAAACGATTCATCAGACCAAACTTACCTACCATTATTTAGTGACCAACAAGGTAATGCTAATATGGAAATAGAAGTTTCTGACCAAGTTGTCCAAGACCCTGTTGCTACTCAGGAAGACTTAACGTTTTTCCAAACAGCAGACACAGACGAAGGCGATGCGGCTAACACTTTTGTATCTAATGCAATGTTTGGGAACATACAAAAGAACTTCCAAAACTCACAGCATACTATTGCAGTCTATCCAACTTCAGCATACACTGGACAAGTTACAGTTCAAGCAAGTTGTATTAGCGGCTCTCCTGCTTCAGGTGATCTAAGCACAGATTGGTTTGATGTTAAGCATATTGATATGACAGCAAATACACAAATTAGACATGCAACATTTACTGTAAGTGCTAACTGGATTAGGATTATAAGTAAGCCTACTGTAAGTTCAGCAACATCAAATCTTACTAAAGTTTTATTAAGAAACTAGTTGACTTTTACTAATTCTATGCTATAATTAAGCATGGTCGAACATATTGTAGAATCAGTACATAAGTTATTATTAGATAACTTACCTATACGAACAAATATTACTCCAAGTGGCTGGAGGACATTCAACTGTCCAATGTGCTCGGATACAAGAAAACGGGCTGGTATTATTCTCGGTGGTTCTAAAATAAGTTTCCATTGTTTTAATTGTACATACACAACTGGCTGGAGCCCAAGTCCCCACTTAGGTAAAAAGTTTAGAGAGTTGGCAGACAAGTTAGGCGCAGATTCTAAAACAATACATGATGTGCAAATAACACTCATGCAAAATAGTGAATTGCTAGAAGTTGCAGAAGACACAGAGTATGTTTATAATTTTACAGCATTTGAAACTATCGAGTTACCAGAAGGTACACAAATGATAGAAGCATTACCGGACGGTAACGCTCTTAAGGAATATGCTAGGGATAGGGGTATATTAGGATTATACCCATTACTACATATTAATGATATTTCTAATAGGAAACGTGTTGTTGTTCCTTTCACTTATAATGGTGAACTGATTGGCTGGACAGCAAGACATATTAATCCCCCAGATAAAGAAACACCTAAGTATTTACATAACATGCCTAGTGGGTATGTATTTAACATTGATGCATTTGCAAGCAATGACAGAGAGATTGTTATTGTAACTGAAGGTGTATTTGATGCTATTATGATAGATGGTGTAGCAGTACAGGGCAACCATGTAACACCAGAACAAGCACATTTAATTGACAAGTTAGACAAACGTGTTATAGTGTGTCCTGACAAAGACGAAGCCGGTGTTGAGTTAATCGATCAAGCATTAGCACTTGGTTGGGAAGTTAGTTTTCCAGACTGGCATCCAGATTGCAATGATGCCGCTGATGCTGTACAAAAATACGGAAGGTTAGCAACTATTAGCAGTATTGTAAAGAATGCAACAGCAAATACAATCAAGATTAAAGTAAAATCTAGGATGTTTTAAATAAGTACTGATAGAGGAAAAAAGATATATGACACAGAATTTATACGTTGACGGCACAGAATGGTCCTTAGGAGACTCAACTTGGCCTGTGCAATTATTAAAACAGTTTGACAATTACCACAATTCAGCAGAACCTTATAAAAGTTCAGAAGGTATCTTGCAATCATATTACAGCTATATTAGGTCACTTGGACAAACAGACGAACCGGATACTGAATATGCTATTAAGAATAGTGTATATGTTATAGAGTTTCCAGATCCGTATAATCAGACATTATGGATTCCAGAATACGGCACCCATGTTAATGTGTGCGGCAGTACATTTAATTCATGGACTGCAGATGAAGAGCTAAGGAACAATCCGACTGATCATTTCTTAGAGTTAGTAGAAAAACAAAAAGCAAAATTACAAGCATGGACAGAATTACGTGGCACCACCGAAGTATACAACGAACAGGCTAAAGCAATTAATTCCATTATATCTCATTGTAGGGTATTTGGAGCGGCAACAAGAATTATTATTAAGGACGGAAACCATATGCCAGATGGCGATGCATTGAGAAGTGTATTTCATCCTTATATGGTTACTAAGACACATCACTATCTTGCAACACCTAAGTTTGTATTAAAAGAAGACGATGATTTTAACGGAGATACAGTAACAGACAGTGGGCACCGTAGATACGGTATCTATGTTGCTAAAACATTAACTCGTGATAACATAATAGCACAACGATGAGCGAAATTACAGAATATAGTGAAGACATACAACGACTGTTTATACAGTTCCTAATCAGCGACGCTGACTTATTTGCTAGATGCCAGAACATTGTAAGCTCTGACGCATTTACTAGAAAGTTTAGGCCTACGGTAGACTTGTTAATTTCTCATAGTAAGGATTATAATTCAATCCCTACAATTGAGCAAATTAATGCTGTAGGCCAATTAAATTTAGAAGTTATACAGAATGTAACGCCAGAACACCAAAGCTGGTTTATGGATGAGTTTGAAACTTTCTGTAGACATAAAGCAATGGAAACTGCAATTATTGAGAGTACCGACTTGTTAGAAAAACAAGATTATGGTACAGTAGAACAAAAGATCAGAAGTGCAATGGAAGTTAGTCTTGTAAAAGACTTAGGTCTAGATTACTTTGAAAATCCCAAAGAGAGATTAGAATGGATCAAATTGCAAAGCGGAGCAGTAAGCACAGGCTGGAAAGGAATAGACCAGAAACTTTACGGTGGGCTGAACAGAGGAGAAATAACAATCTTCGCAGGAGGCTCAGGTGCAGGTAAAAGTTTATTCTTACAGAACTTTGGTGTTAACTGGGCATTAGCAGGACTTAATGTTGTATATGTTAGTTTAGAGTTAAGCGAACAACTTATTAGTATGCGTTTAGACGGCATGGTTAGTGAATATGCCGCAAGAGATATTATGAAAAATATTGATGACGTAGATTTAAAAGTGCGAATGAAAGGCAAGAAAGCAGGTAAGTTTAGAGTTAAGTACATGAACAGTGGTATTACTACTAACGATCTAAGAGCATTTTTACGAGAGTACGAAATACAATCAGGTATAAAAGTAGACTGTTTATTGGTTGATTATTTAGATCTTATGATGCCTATAAGCGGAAAGATTAGTGCAGAGAATACATTTATTAAAGATAAATTTGTGTCTGAAGAACTGCGTAATCTTGCACAAGAGCGTGATTTGTTAATGGTTACAGCATCTCAGTTAAACAGAAGTGCTGTAGAAGAAATTGAATTTGATCACCACCATATTGCAGGTGGTATTAGTAAGATCCAAACAGCAGACAATGTTGTAGGCATATTTACAAGTAATGCTATGCGTGAAAGAGGTAGATATCAGATACAGTTTATGAAAACACGTTCAAGTAGTGGTGTAGGTAGTAAAGTAGACTTGAAGTTTAATCCAGATACATTGCGTATTGAAGATTTAGACGAAGGTGATGAAGATGCAATGACAATGACTACAAATAGTTTAGTTGATCAACTAAAAAGAAGTAGTTCAATAAAGTCAGATGAGCCTGAAGCAAGTGATGTAGTAGAGGCTGGTCTGCAGTTAAGAGACTTCCTTAAGAATAAAAAGTGATAAATACTCATAGTAATATCACAATAAAGGAAAAATATGCGAAAATCTAAAAGCATCTTAGAAGAGTTAAATTCAATATCAATTGATCGTTCTAAAGATTATGTTGTAGAGAATCGCGGCGAGCATGTTATTAATAGTGCTATAAATCTTATAGAGCAAATTGAAGTCAACTATGACGAGCAAGTTGCTAAAGATTTAACTAATAGACTTATTAATAGTATTCGCAGTAAGGATACTAATAAATTTTCCCGTGGTATAAAAAAAGTAATTAAAGAGAGCCAGGGAAAAAATAATGAAAATAACAGAAATAACCCAACAGACTAACGAAGGTCCGTTCGGCGGCGAGTTCATGCAAGGCGCGAAGGACTTTGTAAAAAGAGCTTCTTTGCTCCCCCAAGCAAATTTTGGCAGTAAGATAGCCCAAGGACAACTCCAGGCCCTGGAAGTTAGTAAATATTTGCATCAACGGTTTACTCATTTAATGGCGGTATCGGGCGATCAAAAAAAGATAACTGCTGAAGACGTTGCCCAGTTCTTACTTTCAGTTGGCGTAGATCAAGCAACAATTCTCAAAGCAATGCCAAAAGGACAACAAGCACCAGCGGCACCAGATGCACCAGAACCTACTCAGATGGATATGTTTCCTGATGGGGCAGACCAGACCGAAAGCGTTAACGAAGAAGAAGGGGTATTTTTAAATACCAGGCAAGTTAGGCAAATTATAGATATTGCAGTTAAAGGCGCAAGTAGAACAGTAGGGTTAGAAAAGTTAGTTAGTCCAGCGGGTTCGGCGATAGGTGGAACCAACCCTGGCGCAACAGCAAAGGCATTAGCCAGCAATTCTCCTCAAAAAATAAGCCAAATAGCATCAGTAATACAGAACATGAATCCGGCAGACAAAGCGGCACTAACTAAAGAACTTGCTAGTGGCAACAAAAAACCAGGCAAAACATAGGAAATTTATGCGTTTATTAGAAGTTACGCAACAACGATTAGAAACACTTAACGAAAGTGGTAGTATGTCGGGTGTAGGCGCTATACATATATCAGAGATTAATCCAACTCTTGTTGGCTTAGAAAAATCTTTAGGATTAGATTTAATAAACAATGCACTAGGTTCTGTTGGTAAAAAGGAGTTCTCTGGCGACATAGATGTTGCAGTAGATATGGAACCAGGCGCATTACCAGAATTACTAGACAAGTTAAAAACAAATCCAGACATTGTAGATATTGCTAGAGGTCCTAATGTCATAATGACTAAGATTAAAATTGTAAATTATGATGCAAGCAAAGTAACAGACAGAGCAAGAACTGGGTATGTGCAATTAGACTTCATGCCAGGCAATCCAGGTTGGATGAAAACATATTATCATTCTCCTGCAGAAGGCGAAAGCAAATACAAAGGTGTATACAGAAATATAATGTTAGCAGTAATGTGTGCATTATACAATAGAAAAGATTCAGAAGAAAAAACAGAAGACGGCAGAAGCCTAGAGTGGGAACAATTTTTATTCTCACCTACAAAAGGACTTGTACGAGTAAAACGTTCACCTGTTCCTAAAAAGAATGGCATGGGTTACACAAAGCAAAATCAAAGTACTGTAATAGACGGTCCATGGACAACACCAGAAGAAATAGTTAAAGTGTTAGGACTAGGCAGTAAAGAAGACTTAAACAGCTACGAAAGTTTAAAGGCCGCCATAGAAACAAATTACGCACCAGATGTAGCAAATAAAATGCTTACTAGTTTTGCTAAAAATAAACAAGTTCAGGATATTGGTGTACCGGATGATTTAAATGTTGCAGAAGGCATCATAGAATATATGAGAAAATTAAAATGAGGTTCCGTGATATAAAAATGCTCATGGAAGGCGCAAGAATCCAACATGCAGAAGATATAATTTTCTGGGAAGGTTCTAAGGGTGCTTTGCGAGTTGTTAGCAGTCTCAAAAGTTTAGAACAGCAAGGTCATAAAGAAGTTACAATTAAATGGGATGGTTCACCAGCAGTTATTTTTGGTAGAGCACCAGATGGTAGATTTATATTTACTGATAAAAGTGGCTGGAGTGCTAAAGGATATAACGGAAAAACAACATCTGCAGAAGAAGTTAAAGATATGTTTTTATCTAGAAGCAATGGCGCAAGAAGAGAAGATCCT